TATTTGCACGGCAGTCGGGATAGCCCTCAACGCATTGGTGATTCACATGAAACAACAGACAATTATAGATCAATGGAAGACGGCCTACATGGATATGCAAAACAAGTTGGCTGCCGAGAGGCTCCGCATGGATGACTTGCGTGTGAAGATTAATAACGCACTGGATCTTGAAGAAGCTAATGCCGAAGACAACGAAGTCATGATGACGATACACGACAGAATAAGGGAGTTATTAAAGTGACTGACATCGTAGACCGACTGCGAACTGTTGACATTAGTTGGAGCCAAGAAGGTGAGTGGTGTGCCGAGGCAGCCGACGAGATCATCAAGATACGGGAAGACAAGAAACTAGCATTTGAATTGATGGACGTGTTTATCAAAGAAAACAATCGGCTGAAGCAAGTCCTGCAACAAATCGCAGAAGAGGGCTCTGGTCATGGTCAGGCTCTTGCGTATGCGGCACTGAGGGAGAAAGAGTGATGGATGCCATTGGGACAATTAATATTTATTTTAATTACAACAAATTAAAAGCGGAGAATGAGCGGTTGCGGGAAGCGTTGCGACTTGCAGGTGATAGGGTTGGACGCTTGGCATTTAAAATGCCACCGCCAAACGCATGGACCCCGCAATTTGTTTTGCTTGGGCAAACGATTGCCCGTGAAGCACTCAAGGAGAAAGAGTGATGGGAATGTATCGACAACGGATGCCAGACCGCGAGGTGTCAGCAGAAATGACAAAGGCTGATTACTGGGAGGTTCAGGCCGATATGTGGCATCAGAACTACAAAGAAGCCGTTAACGAGATTGAGCAGTTGCGGTTAGCTAACTCAGACCTCCAAATGTGGTATAATTATGCCAGAACTGAATGCGATAAGTTGCAAGATGAAGTTCTAAGACTGCGTGGATCATTAGCTTCTATCTCAATGTTGACACCACTTAGTGGTCAATCTTGGGAGAGCTACGCAAAGTTGATTACCGCTTATGTTATTGATGAATTAAAGGAGAAAGAGTAATGGAAGATATCGTTGACAGGCTGCGCGTTCTGAACTTCATGGGGCCGTGGAAAGAAGCGGCTGACGAGATCGAGCGGTTGCGGTTGGCTAACTCCGATCTACAGATGCACTACGATTATGCCAAAACTGAATATGATAGGTTGCGGGAAGAATTACAAAACGAGTACTACAGGGGATTTAATGAGGGAGACGAAGCCGGATACAAAAGAGGGTATAGTGATGGGAGACGCAATGATCGAAATTGAAGAACTGGATTTGTTCAACAATCTGGTCGAAACAGACGTTATTATTGAGAATGTTAAAGCCTATATTGTGTTTGACCGAGAAGAAGAATCTTTGTGGTATCTATCGGCTGTCCAATGGGATGGCAATACTCTCGAATGGGATCAAGCACGGGAGTTAAAATCAACCGAAATGAGCAAAATGATCTGGGAAAGTGTCCTGCTGGCTATCAACGACAAAGCCTCCGAGATAGCAAAGGATCACTTTCTAGACGAAGAGCACGACTATTAAGAAGCCATGTTGAATGCAGTCTTCTCGGTTTCTTTAACCCGACGACCCCAACCCTTGCCGAATGTTTCCCATGTTGGTAACGCCTGTAGAAAAGCCAAACGTAATTCACATATCTTGGTAGCAAGTTCACGTGGATTTGCATCAGCTACAGCGGCTAGGGTTGCGGGTCCGATAGCACCGTCAGCAGCCACACCGACAGCCCTTTGTAGTAGCTTGCTGGCACGACCAGTACCACTATTAATAGCAAGGTCGAACACAGCAAAATCAACACCTCGCGGGAGGTCATCACCACGGACTGCGTCCCAGTACTTCTTCTTATAGAGCGGCGTGACGTCGGCAACTGTGAGGGATCTGATGTCATCTACCGTTACCTCATGTCCGACCCACTCTTCCCAGACACGCTTCGTGCATCCGAGGTTGGTTGCTCCCCCTGGATCTTTGGGGTGATTCACGAATCCGCCTTCGTGTTTCAAAACATGGGCGAGTGATTCTTCAAAGTTGTCTTGCATATCAGTCTCCTTACCGGAATGATTTTACCTTGTCAGCAATGCTCTTTGGTTGTTTTACAAATTGCTTGCCAGCCTTGGTTCCCTCGCGCTTTGCTTTCGTAGTCGCAGCATATTCTGCTGAACTCAAAGACTTGATTGCCCTCTCAGGCAAGTATCTTTCGCCAGTTTCAGCAGATGGTTTACCGGACTTGGTACGCCACTTTTGCAGCGTCCATTCCCTGAGTGATTTCTGAGGTGCTTTCACGACGTATAGCCCCCACCTTTAGACTTGTACTGGACTGCCAACAGTTGTGCTTTCCGAGCAGACCATTGACCTGGATTGCCGCCCTTTGTCCCTGCCTTGATGCGTTCAAAAATAGCTTTACGCATTGTGGGCTTGGTGTAGTTACCAGCAGCGTTAACCTTGCTTGCCACAGCCTACTCCTTTGGTGTCGAGTTATAGATCATAGCATCTTTTTTCTGACTGCCAGATGACGATCCAAAATAGAACGCTATAATGCCACCCCAAGCAGTCTGTAGCGCACCGAGCAACAACAACAATGCCTCGTTGCCTGTTGTCGGCAAGCCATAGACTAGCATATAAATCAGAATAGCAAAGAATCCAGCAGTTACACTGACTGCCAACGCCCGTGGAATCCAGTCTCTGGTTTCTTTCTGCATATCACGGGCAGATTTACGGTCATCAACAGCGATCCGTTCCAGATCAATGTCCAAGGCCTTCATCTGCACCTTGAAATCAGCATCAATCTTTTTCACGGCAGCCAACTGCTCTGGAGACGCAGTAGCCATAGCCTCCATTACGGCTTCCTCTGAGAAGTCTTCAGCACCCAGCAGTGCCTTGGATAGGGATTTGACAGCAAGGCCAGCCAGTGGGCCTCCTAGAGCCGTTGCCAGCGTTGGGGCTACCGAGCCAAGCAGGGGGCCGAATGTTTTAAGCAGGTCCATCTTTACCTCCAGTAGATTTGCTGCCGAGCATGATGCCTGACAGAGTGCCAGTTAAGAATGTAGCAATCGGTGCAATTAACTTAAAAAATTCTTGGTCGTTTGGAGCCTGACCGTCAATCGGCTGCACGACAAAGATCAGGCTGTACAGCACAGCGAACACAGTTCCAGTCAGCGTCAGGCATAGACTTACCCCGATGATAAACTGCAAGAGAGCATGGAGTTCGTCCTCTTTGATCCTCATCTTGCGACGGCTCCGCATGGATTTCTTTTTAGGGTGTCTGCGGAACAGGTTCCAGAGGCTGTGCAAATAGGAGGATTGCATTCAGGTGCGTCCCAGTTGGCAGGATCTTGGCACGGGTATCGGTATCGGTCTTCGCACCCGGTCAAGACGATCATCATAGTTATGATCAGGTACTTCATTTTGCAAACAATACCATGCCGATGCCAACGCAGACAGAGAACAGGACAACCGCACCGATTAACCATGCACCCATGATCATATCTTTGCGGTTCTCTTCAGCCTCACGCTGTGCTGCCGCTGCTTCACGCTGTGCTTCTTTACGAATTTCGATTATCTCCTTTTGAATTGCAGACCAGGCTGCTACCCCGTATACAGAAACAAATAAATTTCGTGTATCTAGTTGTAATTGCTGGGCTTTTTGCTTTAATGTATAGAGTTTAATTGCCTCTGCTTCATACTCTGCTTGGCTTTGAAATAGTTTTTTCTTGCGCTTGCCAGAAGTTAGTTGCGTTATTTGAGCAATGCGACCGAACAGGCTGCCGACTTTTTCGGCGGTGTCCATCATGTCGTGTCCAGCATCGGTAGTTGACTTAATTGTATTAAAGATGGCGGTTGCCCCGGCGATGAGGGTAAAAGGGTCCATTTAAGAACCTTTCTGCCAGTCTCGTACGGCAATAATAATACGAATCACAACAAGGATTAATCCACCGACAGCAATAGCAAAGCCAATCCAACCCTGTAACTCAGTCACCCATAGCGGCATTGTGATAGCACCAGTCGCTATAGTTGAATCAATTACAAGTTTGGCTTCGTCAGCTTCCATGATGTTACTCGTACATAATGTTAATAGAGCCAGCGTCAAAGGTATCTGTGCCGTTTACGGTTGTGATGCGAACACGATCTAACGTTGCGGCAAGAGAAATCCCGCCTGTAATGATATAACCATTTCCCCCTACGCTGTCAGCAAGAAGTCCAAAACCAGTCCAGATATCTCCGCCTAATGCTGAAAAAATAACAGAACCACTATATACCGACGCAGCTTGTGTACTGACTGACGCAAACCCTGTTGTATTATTAGCCCCACCGGTTACTGATGTTGCGCCCGTTCTAACGCCATAAGTAGCGTATCCTGTAGTTGTAACGCCGGATGATGTTCCTAATCGAATAAGAATATCTGACGTGCTACTTGTACTGACACCTCTAAACATCACCGTAATACGTTTTACCCATGACGGGATGCCAGTGAAGTCGATGCTAGTGCCAGAAGTAGATGCCTGTGCTGTAGCAGACGTAATAGCACCACCTTGGATAGTCTTATTGGTAAGCGTTTGAGTAGCAGCAAGGGTTGCAACCGTGTCTGTTGCAGCAGGGAATGTAATTGTATTAGTACCCGCTACCGCAGCAGCCGCAATCGTGAGCGTTCCAGATGTAGAGCCATTCAACACAGGACTCTTGGCTAGTGTCACCTGACCAGCCGTGCCTAGTGTGATATTGACATCAGCCGATGACGGGTTCTGGATGAGCGTCGTCTTTAGAGTTCCGGTCATATTACGCTCCCGTCCTTGTAGGCCAAGTTGGATTTAATGGATCAATGGTATTGGCAGGAAGATCACGCAAGGCCTGACGGTATGTCGCCCAAGCTGTCTGTGTTTCAGTAGACATTGCTGCCCAACGGTCTGCGGTGACGTTAATATCGCTGTCACGCAACAAACTATCGCGATCTAAGCGTAGAAAATTAAACTGATAGGCAGTCTTTGCATCTGTGTAATTTGAGAACGCTGCAATCAGTTCTGACTCGGACGGTATGTGGTCAAAAAAAACTCCACCTTCTGACAGATTATCAGGCTCACCATTATCTCTAAACGAGACACCGTTATTATAATATTCTCTCATGCCCATGTTCCTACGTTAATAAGCCCTGCGGAGCCGATTGGGTAGATTAAGATATACGACCCTGCAAGGGTTGAATAAGGGCCAACGGACACTGACGTAGTGTATTGCGGGATAAACGTACCGCCAGCGTTAACGTTAACAGTGCCTCTAAATTGCGTTGTCCAATTAAAATTGGCACTTGCAGTAGCACTACCTATAGAAGTTGCTGAGGCTGTGTTTGAATAAAATGTAGCTGGGCTGCCTGACGTACCTGACGAAAAAGCAGTCGCGCTGTAATTTGTCACGCCGCCATACAAAATGTTATTTAATGTTGCTGCTCCAGCAAACCCGAGAGACAAAGTATGTATAGTTGCGGTAGCTGTTTTTGAAAAAACAACAACCATTTCAAACGCATAAACCGTGCTTGAAGACAGCGTTACACCAAGCGTTGCCCCAAATATGCCTTGAGCGCTTGTTGATGCTGTCCCTGCATAATCAGCGTTCAACCGATAGAACTGAGCGTCGGGTATGATACCGCGCTGCGTGCCTTGCGGAGTTCCATAAAATACCTTGCCATCATATTCTACTGCACCAGCAGTAGCCGTTGTTAAATTTGTGCCAGATGTAAGATTAAGAGGCGCAGCCGTGGCCGTTCCCGCAGCTACAGCAACGCCCGTGTTTGTAACACGCATCCTCTCAGTGCCACCCGTTGAGACAGCTACAATATCTGCGGCAGGGTAAAACACACCCGTGTTGGTATCGTTGCCCTGCACTGCTGGAGTAGCAGCAGAGCCATCAACACCAGCTATACCTGTGGTTCCGTTTAGAACTAAAGTCATGCCCATGTTCCTACGTTGATGTTAGATCCAGATGCACCGATTGGGTAGATTAAGAAGTAGCTACCTGCAACAGTTGAATAAGCACCGCCTGGAGCAGCAGAGAGCGTGTATTGAGGCGTGAATGAACCAACACCATTGATGCTGACAGTACCTTTAAAATTTGCAACCGTTGTTGCAGCGGCGGTAGCTATCGCCCCCGTAAATACTATATTAGCCGCAGAATTAGACGCAACTTGTTCAAGATTTGTGCTTCTAAGTGGTAGCACACTAGAAGTATCATAACCAATGGCGTTCCAAAATATATTGTTAAGTGTTGCAGACCCGCCAAACCCAAAGCCAACAGTGTGCGATGTAGCCCCTGCTGTTTTGTTCAAGTAATACACAGCTTCAAAAACGTACGCTGTCGAAGCAGACAGCGTAACACTAGCACCAAACACACTTTGCACCGTGTTGACGTTCGCACCTACAATGTTAGATTCTACACGAAAAAACTGAGCTCCGGGGATGACTCCGCGCTGCGCACCTTGTGGAGTTCCATAAAATACTTTGCCATCGTATTCTACCGCACCAGCAATAGCCGTTGTTAGATTTGTTCCAGATGTAAGATTAAAAGGAGCAACAGATGCCGTTCCTGCTGATAAGGCAGCACCCGTAATCGTTGGGCTAGTTAATGTCGGGCTAGTTAACGTCTTGTTAGTAAGTGTCTGAGTAGCCGCTAGACCTACAAGCGTGTCAGTTACAGCAGGAAGCGTGAGTGTGTTGGTTCCGGCAACAGCAGGGGCGTTTATTGTTATTGACCCAGATGTTGCTCCATTGAGTTTTACAGGCATCGGAAAGTCTCCAAAATAATGTTCATCATACTATCGACCACGTGCTGCCAGAAGGAACGGTGACCGTGACGCCACTATCAACCGTGATTGGGCCAAATGTTCCTGCGTTATTGTTAGTGCTGATTGTATAGTTTGTAGTTACGGTCTGACCGTTTTCATGAAAAATCTCATCATTACCACCACCTGTAGCACCGCCACCGACAGCACCCCAATTAGAACCGTTGTAGCCCTCGAACTGAACTAGATCAGTATTAAACCTAAAATGACCTGTAACTGGTGTAGGACGGTTTGCTGTCGTGCTGGCAGGTATTGAAGCTGCACCAGTGCCTGATGTTATAGTAACAAATCCAGAGCCAAATGAGTTGCCTACAACAACCGGATTGCCGTTGGAGTCAAATGCTAATGTCTTACCAGCGCGGTCTGCTTGTACAGGCAGAATCATGTTGACATTCCCACCGTCCTCAAGAGCGGCAGGGTCATACTGCGGAGCCTTTATAGTACGCTTGTTCTCTTCAGCAAGTTGCTGGATCAAGATGATAGAGGCATCCAACTGTTCATTTAGAGACGAGGCTTTCAAATCACCTGCGGTCACAAAGTCAGTAGTGCGCTCAATGGCCCTTGCACCGATGATAACAATCTGGTCAGCACCTGTAGCAGCAACCACTAGGGTCACCGATCCAGTGCCGTTAGCCCCGTTAATCGTTACAGTGTAGTCTGTTGTAAGTATCAGCTTGGTCGAGTTCTGATAGACAGCAAGGTCTGTCTGGCTAATCACTGGGAAGGTAAACGCATAGGGGCCAACACCAGCAGATCCGGTGTACACAACCCTACGGGTTACTGCGGTAATTGAGTAGTCAGCCATAGATCACCTCGTTCGATTTGCACCTTATACACTACACGGTCTCGTTGCTCAATCTCATTGAATAACTTGAGATGGCGGTATGAAGAATGTTTGGTTCTGTTCTTTTTTAACCCTATCTTCCATACGTTTTAGATACCCTGGATTAAGGGACTCTTGAACTCGGTAGATAATTAGATAGTCAAGCATCGCCCTTGCGTAGAAGATGTTTGCACCCGGCGTGTTGCTGATAATTAGTTTAACAGTTGCAGCCGCTACATCATCACCCTTTTTAGCCCGACCATATAGATCAGCTATGCTGTCTGCCGTTGCGAATGTTGGCCCTAGCAAAGATGAAATTGGGCCAGCACCATAACGGTTTGTCATCTCGCCGAACAGGAAGTCACCAAAGATACCAGCACCACCGCCTTGAAGCATGGATGCTTGGATCAACTTTGCATATTCTGCTGCCGTCTCCGGCTTGCGAGGCATCTTGCCTTTGATGATTTCTTTGGCTGTCATCGCACCATAACCAAATATGGTAGACCAGAGGATCACTTGAGCAAGACCCATAGCCTCGCCATTGCCATTCTTTAATGCGGCAATTAGCCCAGCACTCGGATCTGCTCCACGACCGTAGACCTCACGACCCATAACCTTCTGGACAAAGGCAATCGGGAACCCCTTGAACTGGCCTATGAATCTAAGCAGCTCTCCAGTTGGAGTGCCAGGTGCATGGCCTTGGTTTAAGACCGCTTTAGTTCTGGCATCCGGTTCAAGGACTGCGTAGCTTGCACGGTCATCAAAATACGTCATCCATTGAGACTCAACCTCATCTTTGAGGCTGGCAATAGCTGTATCACTTGCCTTCATATTTCTGGCTTCAAGATAAGAAACAAAAATATCGTCAGGCAAATCCCTAATGTTTCTAGCCAATAAATATTCTCTACCATCTGCACCCTTGGTAGCAGTTTGACGCATCATGTCCCATTTTTCTGCATCAATACCGTACAGCCCATAGACACGGCTTGTATCTGGGTTCAGTTTATCAAATGGCAGGTTTTTGTTTCTAGCCGCAAAGTGAGACATAAGGCGAGTAGATGTCGCCCTTAGAGTGTCTGTCCACCAAGTCAAACCATTTAACTTAAAAAACAGTTGTTGCATTTTAGACATAACGCCGGGCAAATTATCGCCAGCCTCAAACCTGCTAGAAATCCTGCCAATCACCGAGTCAAACACAATGCCTAGACCTGCATCTATGTCTGCAAGATTGGCTCTATTCTGCCCCTTGATTAAGCCAGCAATGGATTCATACATGGCTTCCGTCATGTCAAAGCCTTGGTAACGCAGCTCTGTCATTACAGCCGGAATATCCGTAATAGACGACACGACTGCCGCTCCTAGCTTAGACATAGCTTGGACGCCACGAATGCCAGAACTGATCTCTGCCATTAAGTCG